GAACGGAAAATCAACTGCAATAACAGTTGTATTGACATTATTAATTACTCTTCGAATATTACTGGTAGTATTTGCACCCACTCTAATATATTCGCCATTTGCATAACCATTGGCAGCACTATTTAATTGAGTATTGGATCCATAAACAAGTTGGTTGTCGCAATACATTACAGCTGTTGCTGTTTGTCCTTGAAGTATATGCCCTGTTTGATTAGCACCTTTTGTAAGTGTTATACGTGTTCCTGTAATTGTTGGTTTAAGGGCTATCACCGTCGAATTTGCAAATTCAATATAATATGAAGAACCAGATGAAAGACCACCAATTGCTACATTGCCCGTATTTGTTGTATATGTAATTAGATCATTAATAACAAATGCATTTGAGACAGATGTTACATTTGCAACCAAATAAGTTACAGTTGAATTACCTGCTGCAGTACCACCGGTTGCATTAGTAATAGCTATATTTGATACGGGAATAGTTCCTACCAAATTGAAACCTGAACCAGCGTTTGTAATTGTAAACGCTATATTGCCGCCCGTTGAGTTTGTCGTAAAAGTGACGGTGGCATTAGTTGTTACTGATTTAACTGTTATGATATCGTTATTGTTATACCCAAGAGCCGTTCCGCCGGACAAAGAAATATTATCCAAGCGAGTAAGATTAATAATATTATTTGAACCACTACCTGTTCCGCCAGTTACCGCAGTATCTGCATTAAATGTTTGAGCAGTTGGAGCAGAAATAGTTAATGATGGTTGATCAAAATAACCGAAACCCACATTACTTATATTAATTGATGTAATTTTACCCGTGGAATTAGCTTGTGCATTTGCGACAGCACCGACACCCGTAGGACCATTGTTGGAAATGGTTACAGTAGCATTCGCTGTATAACCAGAGCCATTAGAAGTAATAATAGCCAAATTGCAAGCGCCCACATTACCGACTGATACGGTACCAGTTTTCAATGTACCTGATTGAGTTGTATCAACAATAGGATAATTGTTAGAAAATTTTGTTTGATTATTATAATATTTTGTAACTTGAATTACACTTGAATTTGATGCAACAATGGTGCCTGTTATACCAGTATCAGATTGTGCTACGGGCGCATTTACATTAAAATAACCTTGTGGATAAAGATAACTAATAATATCATATGATTGAGTTGCAAGATAACCAGGTATAATAGTACCAACAACATTAGCAAGATCAAGACGTGTATGTAAAGTAAATGGATTAGTTACAAATATTTGTTTTGATACACCATTGGATGAGGAAATTTCACGTACTTGCCCAGCACCAAAACCAGATTTTAAATATATCGATGAATTTACATAATAGTTATCAACACCTGAGGTATTTGCAGATAATTGAACGGTATATGGATTTACCATACCACTGATATAACCACTTTCATAAACGTAATAACTGTTCCCGCCATCTGTAATCTTAATTACATCAATTGACCCCGGAATTGTATTACCTTGAACAGCTGTATTTGTTACAACTGGTATATAGCCCGATGTTGTAAATTTTGTATTTGATGTTGAGTCGATTGTATACATATATTTCCAGACGTAACCATCGCCTGTTTTAAATGTGCCACTTGATGTTGTAAGAGTGGGCTTAACATAAGAATTTGCACGATTATTATTGTCAATGCATTTGTATACTTCGTATTTATCAGTTACAACAAAAAATTGCTTGCTATACAGATTAGCATCGTTTTGGTCATAAACATCATAAATTGTGTCTATTGTCCAATTATAACGTGGGGCAAGATGGTTTACATCTTCATCTTTTAAAAGCTTGCCATAAAGAAGATCACGATATATCGACTGCTCGACTTGAGCCACCGAATTATTGGCCGCTAATATTGATGCATCATCATTATTACCTTCACTATTTGTCCAAGGTTGTGATGCCGATGCAAACATGTAATAACCATTTCTATTATTACGAATATCTGTAATAAAGCTATTTGCTTCATTAATATAGTGATTAATTGTGAGTATTGCCATTATTTCAACCGAACTGCCTTTTAGTTATTTATGACTGGGTTTTTAAGAAAACTATTGGTTCTGATTGTTCTGATACTAGTTCACTTTTTAGTCTAAAACGCCCAAAAAGGGCAATACCAGACGGATGAATTAAATCTTTTACCAATTTTTCATATACACCAAGCATTCTGTTAACAAGTATCTCATATGAAAAATTTTGGTAATAATAACTATCTTGTATCATCATAATATCACTTATAAAGCCTTTATTATTTTTCCAATAACCATCACCGATACCATCTGTATCTACAACAGCTGATCCTGTAACAACGACTCCTTTATTAAACGTTGTTGATAGAAAAACTGTATCAGTTGGTGTAAATCCAAAACCTGAATTTATAACTTCAACAGCTGTTGCAACACCTTGTAAACTGCCGACCGAAGATGTTACTATTGCATTATTACCTTTAAATCCCCCGAATCCATCTGGTATACTTCGACCAAGAACATCGGGTTCAATTATACTGATATATGGACTTGATGAATATCCAATGCCTGGATTGATTTTTGATAAAAATGCAATTGTACCTACTTCAAGTGTTCTAATTGATAAAGTTTCAGCAATTGTAGAATTTAAATTAGCAGAAGGATTTTTAACAAATAAATTACCCCAGGATGCATTTAAATATAAACCTATCGAAGGTAAAATTACATCCGTATCAATAGCCAGAATTTCTTTATTTACAATACCACCAACTTGGAATGATGCTCCCGCACCACCACCTCCTGTAATATTACTAATAGTGGCAGTTGCACCACTATTAGTGGTTATTGTATCACCCAAATAAAAATTTTTATCCGTACTGAAATTAATTAGTTGTAAAAAAGAACTATTCGCAAATGAAATTTTTCCATTTGCCGATGTATTAGAACTGGTTACAATTTCATTAATATCAAAGGAACTGATGGGATTGGATATATTAACATTGAGAGTTGTGGCTACTGTTACAACAGCATTTATACTATAACCACTACCACCATTAACTAGAGTAAAATTAACCTTGCCATTTTCATCACGTACTGATGCAATTCTTGCTTTACCGGAAATACCAGTACCATAAACATCGACAATATCACCTTGGTTAAACCCACCGCCTCCATTTTCAATTGCTACGGCAGTCAATGAACCTAAAATAACAGGCGCGTTGTCAAGTGTTATTTCAGGTACCGAATCAGAAAGAATTTTTTCGCCATATTTAAATCTACCATCAATTGATGACAAATAAAGCACATGTAATAGTCGATCATTAATAATTTTTTGATTTACAGATTCAACAACAGCTGTTGCATTATTGCTACTACTATAAATCAGATTACCAATTAATTTTTCCAAGTAATCACTATCTGATACTTCAATATATCTCGGAACAACCCATTCACCATCTGATGGTTTTAATAAGAAATTTCCTGGTATATAAATTTCAATTGGTTCATTAAATAATATACGAAATAAAAGTTCATATGATCTAGGAGTACCTTTAGAACGATATAAATCAAGTACGTGTTTAACCAACAGTCTTTTATCAGCAAGAATTGATTCTGGAAGAGAATTTAAGTAAGTATTTTTAAAATAAGTAAGAAATTGTGCTTCAGTTGTATCAATGTCATTATAATCAAGTAAAGATCTAGAGTGTTGTAAAGTTTGACCGGTTGACTCAAGCCATTCGTAATATGCTTTTACGAACGCAATAAAGTTCGGTCCTTCATCTTTATAAAATAAAGGAAATTGCTGAGGTATAAAAGATGATACAAATTTCTCTATTCTTGACATTAAATTGATGTTACCTCAATAGCCAAATTTTTTAAATCAATCTGTATTAAATCATTATTTTTTGTTTTAACATCTTGTTTACTTGGTGTTGCATAAAACTGTATTGATGAAGAATCCACAAAACCATTAATCGAAATTTTATTTAAACTAATTATACCAAACTGATAATCTATAACTCCAGCAATTGAATATATTTCATAACCGGGGTTCGATACATCTTTCAAATATACATTTTTAGATGAATTTTTTACTGTAATACGACCACCAGAAACCTGTGTTACAACTATTGTGTTGTTTAAAGGATTGAAGTCCGTATATTGATATTTTTTTCCACCACTTAAGAAAACCGTTGATGAAAAAGAACCGGCAATAATCTCATTACGAAAATTGATATCAATATATGTATCTGTATTGAGCTGAGGATTTACATCTTTTCGTAGAGTAATATTTGTTTCATTGCTGCTAATACTTTTATCAGAATCATTAATTGCAGCTTCTAATCTTGACAATTTAAATTCAATATCAAATTTTGTTAAATTATTTAAATTATAATTGGAAATTGCACTAGTTACAATATTCTTTATATCCGATGGTGAATTGACGGTGGAATTTGGATCGTATTTCACGGATGATGTTACAAGCAAATACAAATAATCGGGATCAATCATTTTTGGCAATATGCCCATAGTACATTTTTCTGAAAGGAATACTTGAATATCTTGTTTTTCATAATCAGAAAGAGGGGCGCCAGAATATGTAACTCCGGAAATATAAACTTTGCCGTAGTCAACTTTATCGGCAATTGTCTCACCGCCATAAACATTTACGGCTTTAACATCTCTATAATTCATTAATACAAGATTTTTAAAATCATTAGTTGTAACTGCTCTATCTTGTGTCTGATAGTGTCTAGGAGCATTAAAACGAATTGACTCAATATCTTCTGCCGTAAATCCACCGGAGGCCGCCGAAACTACACCAATTGTTGATGTTATCGAACCAATGCCATTAATTGGCCCTAAATTATCATCTAGGGTAAAATTAGTTGAACCATCGGAAGCACCGCCAGAACTAATTCTATAGTTTGAATATATTACGGAACCATTCAATGGATAATTGCCGAAAATTCCATCACCAAATACTAATTCATATTTGGTATCTTCTGTGGCTTGAACAAAATATACATTAGATGTCGGAGTTAAACCATATAAATTTGTAGCGGCTGTATAAAGAGTATTGGTTTGACCACTATCCTGTGAAACGATAACAGTGAGACTATCAGTATCAATATTATCATTACTCATAATAAAACGTTGAGCCTCTACTGAAGTATCAACGACAAATGCATCAGTAGTGTAGGTACCATCATATATGTCAACATTAGATGTAAATTTACCACCGGATGGATAAAGAATATAAGACTGATCTGTGGTAAAAGTAAATGTCCCGTTACCACTTTTCCCGGTAAATCTAGTACCAAATGGAATTTGAAATATTGATAAGTTTGATTGTGGAAATGAAATATTTACTGATGCTTTGGAAGATTTAGCGGATCGTGGGACATAGTTTAATTCTTTTGATTTACTAATAACACTATTTCTCAATTGTGCAGAATCAAGAAACATTTCCGAGACTGCCATATTCATATAAAAAGCATTCAGATGTGTATTATAAGTCAAAATGTCAAGTAATACTGACATGTTTGAACCGTCAAAATCATAATCGGCAAATTGCGATTGATCTTTTAGATAGGTCTTTAAATTGGATTTTAATGTATCAAAGTCTAGATTTACAAGACTGATTGAATTATTTGCCATTCTTAACGTACTCGTCTAAGGATCAGATTTAAGCTTTGTGGTGTAATGCTATTTATTATAGAAAAAATAAGATTCACTGCTAAACGATCTTCTTCCGGATAATTATAAATTTGTACCGAAAGTAAATTCACCCTTGGTTCATGAAATCGTATCGAATTTGTTATAGCATTCCTCAAATTTTCTTCAAGAATAACATCATTTGGTTCAAATAAAGAATTATTAACATCAGATCCAAAATTTGGATTAAATCTTCTTTCGCCTAGATTAGTTAGAAGTAAATTTCTTAATGCTTGTTTTATTGACTGTTCATTTTTTACACGAACAATATCTTTTGTGATTGGATGCGGTGTAAGATCATCAAGGAAATCCGAAAACAGATCCGGTATTAACTTTGTTTGAGTAAAATTATCGGCTCTTGTTGTCATTTTTAATTATCCTGCAGATATATCTGTTAATGAAGAAGTTGCTACATGACCACAAGATGCAGAATCCCCAGATCTGACCACACCTTTTCCATTAACAAATACTTTACTTGATGCACCGACCATAACAGCTCCATTATGTGGTCCTATACCATGAGGAGTCACTGTATCTCCTATCAAAGCTATTCTTCTGCCGTGAGCAAAAACATTTGTGGAGCTTCCAATTATAGTGCCCCCTGCATTATCTCCGTCTACACATATACCAGCCATGTATTATCCTTACGGGTTAAGATTAAGTGGATTACCGGCAATTGTTGTTTGTCCGGAAGATGTAGATGTTATTTGACTTGCCGAAGTAATATCAATATTACCACCGAATGTTTTAAGTTCAATTGCTTTTGCAAAAACACTCGTAAGTTCTGCAGAGGAAGATATTACTTGTCCCGAAGAAGTAATAGTTACATCACCTGCAATAGTTGTAAGTGTAATTGAATCCGCTTCAACTTCAAAATTCTTACACTTAAATCGTATATTACCTGTACTAATGATTTCAATATTACCACCGGAATTTACGGACCAATCATCATTCAATACTTCGGTTTTTACACCAGTGACACTAGTTGCAGAATCTCCACTAATGCTTTTATACTCTGAACCTTTAATTGCGATAGTTTTATCAGCACCAATTGATTCATATTTATCACTAACTACAGTTTCGGATGAAGTACCACCAACACCGAGCACATAATCGCCGCCTGCAGCCATATATCTGTTGCCTTCAGTTTGTTCGCTAACAGAACCATCGACGTTGACATTCATTACGCCTTTTACTTTTAAATCATAATGACCATCAACAGTTGTTGAAAATCCATCACACATATAATAATATGCTTTACCAACTGAATTGACTACTGTTCTCCCGGCTTTATCAATTTCTACATAAGATCCTTTGGTGTGAGCAACTCTCAGACTTTCTTTTTCTGGTGTATCATTAATATGAATCTCATGTCCACTACGTGTAATAGTTGATTGATTGTATGGATACGTAGCTTCAAAAGTTGATTCTGGGTGTCGTCTGTTATTCGAGTCTGACATAATATATCCTTAAGTTCTATTTAAACCTGCTCGCATACTTTGAGCTTGTCTAGCTAGTAACGCTTGTGCCTGCATAAGATTATTTACAGATTGTGTGGCACTGCTTCCGGTGTATCTGGCTTCCGCAACGGTAGGTTGAAATGCTGAATTAATTGTAGATACAACAGTCGGAATAAGAGCAGCGACAACACCGGCCATTTGAGCACCGCCAGCACTTGCTCCTAGAACCTTTGATAAACCAAATGCTTGAGTAAAATTAAGACTACCTGATACCGCCTTTGATAATGTATCAAAGGAAAGTGGATTACCACTTAGTAATGCATTACCAATTGTCGATGTAAAATGATTTTGTGCCGCAAAAGAAGTGTGTTCTTGAGCATTAGCATAATTTGGTTCACCGTTTCTTGTCGTATAAACTTTTGCACCTGATCCCGATGGATCTTTCCATTCAATATATCCTGGATATGGATCATTTGCAACCGTATAATATTGTTGAATATATCCTAATGGAGGTGTTTGTGTAATACTAGATGTGGCCGGTCTTGGGGACGTAGCAGTAGTTACTGATATCGCAGGTAATTTTGGTACTGAATTAATTAAAGAATTTATTGCAGAATTAGTAGCACCACTAATTGCAGAACCAGCGGCAGTTACAGCTCCAGTAGTTAAATTAACTACATTATTAATACCGCCTGTTATTGCACCAACAGCAGAATTAAGTCCGCCAATTACAGAAGCCATGGCATAATTTGCTGTATCAAATATACCTTGATTTATGAGATTCACCCCGCATACTTTAACATTTAAAGTATTCATAAGTTTTTGTACTTCTTGCACTTTTGAAACAGCACCATTCAATAATCCAATTATTTTAAATAAACCAACTTTTTGAGCTAGTTTCAAAATTGCATTTTTAATTGCACTGACAGCAGTATTGATAATTCCAGAAATAACACCTTGAACAGTATTACCAAGAAATTTAAGTATTGAACTAATTGAGATAAGATTATTATTTAAACATGGAAGTGAAGATAATGCGCCAACAGGATCAACTGCATTAACAATATCCAAAACGTTCATATTACTATTTTTATTATATGAAGCAACTGTAGGTAATCTAGGATTAGCCATTGATGTTTCAACAAGACTAGTAAGAACACCGCCTGTATTACTACTTACAGAAGTGACGTTTGCACTACCTGAATCAATATCTGAAATTGAAACTCTACTATCATTTAATGTAGAATATGGATTATTTGGATTACCGTTAGATGATTGAGGTATACTACCTAAGCTTGTATCAATTGCAGGTGATCCATTTAACATTTCACCACTTATTGGATCACCGGCTTTGCCCATACTACCAATTACCAATGGATATTGAAGATCACTACTATCTGCCCAAAAGCCTACAACACGAGAACCAACCACAAGACCAACAGGCGCTGATCCTATTCTACCGATAGCTGCAGATGTTGGTGATTGTGTTACTTGTGCCCACGGTAAAGCAGAATCAGGTATATTGGTTCTATCATCGTGATGACCATATACTCTAATTTTAACTCTTCCGGATTGGTGAGGATCATTTACATCAACAACTTCGCCAATCCAATATATCATATTTTGACCAAGATTTCTCTGAACCATGATTTAACCCTCTCTATAACGACCTTTTAGACATTCCACTATACAAGTATATCTAGGTTTTTCAGCAACAAGACCTATTTTATGATGTATTCTAGAGATAAGAAATTTACCGGATAGCATTGAATCTTCTCTAACATTGCCGGTAGTAGCAGAATTATTTGGAAATGCACAATTAATAGTAACTCCAGGAGCTAAAATAAAATCGCCGGGCACTCTTATCTTTACTGCATTTTGTAATAGCAACGCTATATATGCTTGTAAACCTGGTGTTCCTTCGGGAATATAAGTTACAGGTCTTTGTGAATTATCAACCGGGATAAATGCTTGTGGTGGTATTCTTGGATTCAAATATCTATTTCTAAATTCACTTGAAACACTAGTACCACCACCATTTCCACCATCCTTAAAAGCTGTATCACTTACTCGTTCATCATTAATATTATATTCCCATGTAGTAAAATTAAATGTTGTTACTCTTGTGGGCCCACCATAACTTATACGATCAAGAGCAGATAATGCGGTAGGTGCTTGATATGACAAAATATTTCTATCTTGATCCGGACTTAATACATTAATATTTATAGCACTTGATTGTGTGAAATTTTTAACTGGTTCTGTAGCAAATAAATTTTCAATAGTAACGAATTTAAATATTTGTTCACTATTTTGTCTGGTTTCAAAAAATACATAAGATGATGACTGATTTTCAACTGATACTGATCTAGATTTCACCAGATTAATAGCTCTATATGGGCTAAAATTACTAACAGGCAATATTTGTGTGCCTCTTGTTTGTTCTGTAATTATTTGTTTTTCAGAATGAAGATAAGTTTTTGTGATGTCTTCAATTATTTCCGAATTAAGAACATTTTCATAACCTTTTTGTACATATTCATTTTGAGCATACATTGCTTCGATACTGACACATTTCAGTACATATGTTTTTGCTCTTTGATTTGCCAATTGTTGGCCCTCACCGCGTTCATAAAGGGCAAACTTATAATTTGCTCTTTCATCGCTCGGGCTTAACATGTTAAATTCAATTAATTCATCACCAAGTAAACGCAAATTGCCTACAATATCTTGCGAATCAAGAACAGTTATATCACAAACTATTCCTGGCGTAAAAATACTTTCATAAATTGATGCGGATAAAAATGATGTTGTGAGTGTTAAAGATCCACGAGGAGAAGATAAAACTAATTTCTCTACTCTTACATCACCAATCGAAATATTATTTCCCATTTATCTTAACAAAGTCCTTAGTTCACTTGCAATTTGGCCTGAATATTGTTTCTTTAAAACTTGAATTGATTTATTTTTCTCATTAATTTCCGCTTCATAATCATAATAATAAACTGGACTCCAATATGGGGATTCATTTGCTGGAATATTATTTGTTATAAGAGTTGCATTGGTGTAAAGAATTTTTTCTTTACTTTCTCTGCCCATAACATAATGTGTAGCACCATTTTCAGTTACATTACCGAATGTGTGGTGAATTATAAGTGGTGAAATTGATGTTTGACCATTCGTTGCTATATATTGAAAACTTCTTCCGCAAACCTGTCCATTTCCTATAATTGTATTTCCATTGTATACATCAACTATTTCATCAGTCACAAATGCTGGTTCATCAACAGTATATTGCACAATCGCATTTGTTGTAAGTTTCCAGTCAATTTGTTTTCGTCTATATGCAAGAGGTATGATAGAAAAAAGAACATCTGCATAAATTGGTTCATAAAATCGTTTAACGGTTGGGTATAAATTATCAAAGGCAGATACGGAAATTGTACCTTCATTTGCATACCAATTATTTCTATAATATTTTATCTTTGAAGTAGCGTTTTCCAAACTACCATATTTTTTAATAATGAAATTATCAAAAGTTGCTTGGTCAAGATACCAATCATAATACGGATCAACAACTTTATTTGTTATATGAAGAACCCAACTCATATATTCATCTTGATAATAACGATCTGCTATTTCATCAGGATGTTCGCCTTGTTGAATATCGTATGGATAGTAAAAAACTGGACTATTATAAACTGAGTTTAAAACAGTTGCACGTTCGGTGATATTACGAATCGGTATACCGTTATATGTAATAATAGGAAATTTTTCAAAATATTTTTCAGCCATTATTGACCCTGACCTTGTTCTGGAACTCTGTTATTTTCACCTGATCCAGCCGATAACATTGTTCTATTACCTGCAGATAATAATGAATTTCCTAAAGCAACTGTATTATCAAATGCTTCGGCCGAAAAATCTTTATTAGTAAAATATTCAATTTCTTTTAGATTGATTGTGATTGTAACAGCAGTGGGGGCACCTGTACCTCTATAGAACGAAGGAGTAGAGCCAGGTGAGTAATTCACTGTCACATTTTCAATAACACACGGTTTAAATCTGTATAAAAATTCACTTGACGGAAATAAACTAACTGTGACCATACTTGGAAATGAAAAGAACAATCCTATATCATCACTAACACCAGGTAGCATGTGATATTGAAAAGTTCGGATAATATTACGAATTATATTACTTTCATTGGCATCTTTCGGTGTCAATTTCCAAGTAAATGAATGTGTTTTAAAATTCGGTTTTTCGAAAAGAATTGTCTGATATGGATTTGGTGTTATACCATAATAAGCTTGTGCTGCTTTTCCAGCTTCACCTGCTAATGCAGTACCTACATTTAATGCAGTACCTTCTATTACTGCACCAGCTATAGATGCTATCCCGCCAAGCGTACTATTTGCCGGACCTAAACCTGCTTTTGCTTCAAGACCTGCACCAATAGCAGGTGATAAATTAGTTTGGCCATAAGTTACAGATGTTGTATCTTTTAAAGCATCGGGAATAGGAAGTCTAATAGTACCTTCTGATCTTAAAAATGGTGAATTATTTATTGATCTTTTTTCATATGCTTGAAAAAGAAAAGACATATAAAACGGTGTTACACCAGTCAAATCATTAGGAAATTCCTGTTGATCTTGGAATTGTCTTGCCATATCTTTTCTAGTACTATAAAGATTTACAGCATCACCTACAGCAAATGCTGCGCCTACAGCTACGGCACCAACAACCCCTGCTTGAATATACGGTGATGCTGATCTCGCGCCTCGGGCTGCTGTAACGATGCCTCGTACTAAAGCTGCGACCATTATTACTTTATCCTTAGAATAAATATTATTATTCTTATTTATACTGATAACCTAAAATGGCAAAATATCTACAAGGCTTTTTCAAACCTTTAAACCCGCATAAATATAAAGGTAATCCAACTAATATTGTGTATAGATCAAGTTGGGAATTACGACTGATGTCTCATTTTGATGTACATCAAGATATTGTTTGGTGGTCATCCGAAGAGCATGTTGTTCAATATCGTTCACCAATTGATGGAAAAATTCATAGATATTTTCCTGACTTTATAATAAATACAAAGAATAAAGAAACGATTATGATCGAAGTAAAGCCTTTGGCTCAAACAATTGAACCTAAGAAACAAAAGACTCCAACTAAACGATATATTAATGAGGTATATACTTGGGGTGTGAATTCCGCTAAATGGCACGCTGCAGAAGAATACTGCAAGGATCGAAAATGGAAATTTCAAATAATGACCGAAAAGGATATTTATGGTAAATGACAGCTTATATTTTTCAACAGTTGTCGGAAAGAGGTAGAGCCGAAGGTATTAATGAAACCACTCGACGTAGAGATGCTAGAAAGTGGTTTCAAAATGCCGCACAAAAGGTATATAGAGTCAATAAAAATTTGATGTTAGATGATCGTGATAATTTGGTCGACTCGATTGATGTTGAATCAATTGGCAAAATGTATATGTTTTCATATGATCCAAAATATAAAGAAACACTTCCTTACTATGATATGTTTCCTTTAGTATTTCCAATTGATCTAAGAAAAGATGGGTTCTTAGGTATTAATCTTCATTACTTACCGCCTGTTCTCAGAGCAAAGCTAATGAATGCAATATACCAGACAATCAATAATGATGCTTATAATGATACAACAAAACTTAAAATATCATATGGCATTCTAAGTAATGCATCAAAATATCGTTATTTTAAACCTTGCATCAAACAATATCTTGTAACTCATGTCCAAAGTAGTTACCTAAATATTGAACCAACAAATTGGGATTCTGCTTTAATGCTACCAACAGAACAATTTAAAAAAGCAACCAAAGAACAAGTCTGGAAAGATTCGAGAGGCGTGATCTGATGGCTGGATTTAATATAGCGGAATTCTCATCAAAAATTAATGAACGTGGGACAATACAAAATAACAAATTTTTGGTAAAAATTAGTAAACCAACCGGTAGTACCCCCGATTTTTTCTTAAATCCGTATAAAGAAGAGGATTTGATTTTTAGAGCGGCTTCAATCGAAATTCCAGGAGTGTTGTTCGAAAGTACAAATTCTCATCGTTATGGTATTGGTCCACAACAAAAAACTCCTAGAAATCCAAATTTTAATGATATATCTATTTCTTTTATTGAGGATGAACGAAATGCAATATGGAAATTTTTTAGTAGTTGGATAAATCAAATATTTAATTTTGATTCAGATCGCATGTATGTTGCCCGTTATAAAAGTGAATACATATCGCCTAATTTTGAAATTGAAGTATCTAATAATAAAGGAATTCCTGTCAACTCTATAATATTGACTGAAGCCTTCCCAAGTTCTTTAGGTAATGTGAGTTTATCATGGAACGATAAAAATAATCTCATGATGGTTAAAGTTGGATTTTCCTTCACCGATTGGTATTGGCAAGTACCAGAAATTGAAGCACGAGGTTCACGACAACGACCAGTAATAAATACAACACCTGGTTTGACAACTAATAGGGTTGTACCTACACCAAATCCAGGGTCACCTAATCCTTATTCACCGGAAAACAATACAAACGTATCTCCTGATGGGATGCTTTTTGGCCCCGGTGGACTATCAGGCTAATTCTGCAAATTTTGCTATTTTTAACATTGGAGTTATATTATGCCACTACCTAAAATTAAACACCCAATTCATGAATTCACAATCCCATCAACAAGAAAAAAAGAACTTTTCAGACCTTTTCTTGTTCGTGAGGAAAAGATTCTTTTGATAGCAAAAGCATCGGGTGATCAAGCTGACATTCTAAGAGCAGTCAAACAAGTTGTGAATAACTGTGCTATCAATAAATCATTTGATATTGATAGGATTGCTATCTTTGATGTTGAATATTTGTTTCTACGACTTAGAGCAGTTTCGATTAATAATATGGTTAAAGTTTCATATATCGACAATGACGATAAACAAGTATATGATTTTGAAATTGATCTTTTAAAAGTCGATGTTAAGTTTCCGGAAAATATTGAACAAGTCATCAAGGTTGATGATAAGATAGCTATTGTAATGAGACACCCGCCAGCATCTTTATTTGATGATAAGGATTTTGCTAATTCTGGTGAAGATGCTTTCTATGAACTTATCCTACGTTGTATTGATAAAATCTATGAAGGCGATGATATTTTTGATCCTGCAGATTATAGCAAAGAAGAAATAGAAGAATTCTTAAATGAATTAGGCGTTGAAGTATTTGAAAAAATTCAAGCATTTATGTCTAAAATGCCAAAACTCTATCATCGCATTGAATATAAAAACAGAAATGAAAAAGATAGGGTAATTGAGCTGACTTCGCTCACCGATTTTTTTATGTTGGGCTAAGTCATAATACATTAGAAAACTATTATATTTCATTATTTTCATTAGTTCAACATCATAAATATTCAATTGCAGATGTTGAAAATTTAATGCCTTTTGAACGTGATATCTTTGTTGAAATGCTCCTACAATATCTGAAGGAACTTGAAGAACAAAGGAAGCGTAATAATGTCTGATAAAAATATTGATAACAGTATTTTAAATCAACAGTTATCAATACAAAATGAACACTGGGTTAAGCAATATTGGCGACCATCAATGGGTTGGCTTTATATGGCAATGTGTGCATTTGATTTCATAATCTTTCCTTTGATTATGATGTTTCTGCCTGTTTTTACTCACACACCATATACTAAATGGGAAAGCCTGACCCTTTCAAATGGTGGGCTTATTCATTTATCATTTGGTGCTATTCTTGGTGTTTATGCTTTTAGCAGAAGTCAAGAAAAAATGACAGCGAGTAGATAATAATAATGGCAAGAAGATCTCTCCCTAAATCTACAAGGTTAGCTAATATAGCTTCAAAAAGACCTAAAAAGGCTCGGCGTATACTCGGTAAAGAAACATTAAAATTAGGTAGCAAAGCCTTCAATAAAATGTTTCCACAACTAGGAAAATTAATGGGTGGAGTATATGGTAAATCTAGTGGATCTTCATCGGAGTCCAATGATTTATCAATTCAAATGTATAATAGTAGTTTTAGTGAAATATTAGAAAATCAAAATAAACAAAACGATATTCTAAATCAAATTCTACAACAAATAAAAAATTCAAATAATTTTTCTGGTAATAATGGTGGCGGAAATGATAATTCACCGTTTAGTGGTAATTATAAACCGAGACCGAGAAACACGCCAACGACAGATGGTCCTAGAATACCAGATGTACCAAAAGTACCACCTGTAGAAGCGCCAGATAGAATACCACCGGTTCCTGATGCTCCCAATAAGGCTCCACAGTCAGTCGATTCAGCAACGAGAGCACCAATAGTAACCGAAGCTCCAGCAAGAGTACCGACTGTTGATACACCAACGGTTGATGCTAGAATCCCAAATGTAACGTCTACAACTGCTTCATCTCCTCCTATAACATCTGAAGCAGCTACAAGAATTGCTCAATCACCAGTTTTATCTTCGACGCCTCCCCCTCCTCCAATAACACCTGATGCTGCCGCAAGAATTGCTCAATCGCCAGGTTTACCTTCAACACCACCTCCTCCTATAACATCTGAAGCAGCTACAAGAATTGCTCAATCACCAGTTTTATCTTCGACAGCACCTCGGGTAGTGCCGCCTCCGACAGCTACACCAATACCGGCTGCACCAGTAGATGCACTAAAACCTATTGATGTATCTGCAGCACCAGCAAGACCTATTGATGTACCTAGACCAGTAGATGCCCCTGAAGCGTCAGCAAGAACAAGAATGTCAGTACTTTCTGAACCAAATAACGAGTCAAGACCTAGAATTCCACCAACTTTTGATGCTGTGCCACCACCGCCGACACCAGCAGCAACACCAGCACCACCGGCTGCACCAGTAGATGTTTCCAGAACACCTATACCTGGTGGTCCTGATGCTTCTAGAGTTCCTCCGGCTGGAACAGCCGAAACTAGAACTTCAGATACATCTACACAACCGAGAAGTTTTGTCGCTAACGCTGGAGATGTGATACAACAAGCTCAAAAGGGATCATTAACTGCCGCTGGAATTGGAGCTTTTATTGGAGCAGGTGCAGGAACAATAACTGGGCAAAATCCTACATCAAGTGCAATTGCAGGGGCTTCAGCTGCAGCAACAACTGTCGTATTAAGTCAAGCCGCAGAACAAACTATTAAAAGAATGGTTAGAGAGACCACAATAGGTGTTGCGGTAAAAAAAATCCCATTTGCAGGTTTATTGGCTGGACTTTATTTTTCTGCAGATCGCGCATATGCAGGTGATTGGGTTGGCGCAGGATTAGAATTAACATCTGGTGTTGCTGGAACTTTGGGTGGTGTTACATTCGGCGCCGGTACTGCGGCATCTGTTGCAATAGATGTTGGACTACTAACCAGAGACATATATCAAGCTCTTTACCATAAATTTCCTGAAGATGAAATAGATCCATCTGTAAGAGATGCTAATATGGCCGCAATAGGAACATCAATTACAAAAGCATTTAATGATTTTATTAGCAGTGCACCAGCACCACAAAGACCCGAGTTTAATGAAGAAACTCGTGAAAAATTAATGGCTATCTATCAAGCTGCCCAAGGTGAAGGTGAAAGAGCACAAGCATTGCGTAATATAATCGGTGAAGATGTAATAGCCGGATTAACACTATTATTACGCCAAAATACAAATCGTAATGGTAGACAAAATAATGCAGCAAGAAATGGTATGGCAAATGTTTTAGCAAGAATTGAACCATTAGTAACACAAAGAAGTGCTCCATCTGCTAGAATGTTAGAAATTCCACCACCAGCACCACCACCATCGGAAACACCAAGTACACCAAATGAAAATACTAGTGATGGATCCGGAGGTGATTCAAATGAAAATACTAGTGATGGATCCGGAAGTGATGCAGATGATGGTGGTCAATCCGGAGGTGATATAGATGATGCTTCATTAAAAGAAGCAGCAACACCAGAAAAACTTGAAGCAGTAATACCTAAATCAGAAAATAAAAATAAAGAAAATAATAATTTAGATGTAGATCCTGTTGATAAAAATTCTATGTTGTCTTTAACGTTAAAAGAATTTGAAAGAATTAATTTTGAAGCAAGACTTATTAAATTTGAAAGTACAGGATTACAATCTAAATTAACAGATACTGATATAGTACAAAATCGTAGTAGTGCTGGTGGTGGTTTTGCAGGTATAAGCAATATTTCTGGTTCTGCTAGAAATATTGCTGCTGGTGCAATGGGAAATATTACTACAGGTGATGGCCGAGCAACAAATGGGTCTGCAGCCAGAGCATTGGAATTTTTTCAATCTAAAGGTTGGTCATTAGCTCAAGCAGCAGGTATTGTTGCTAATCTAGATATTGAAACTGGTGGAACTTTTAATCCTGCAGCTGTTGGTGATGGTGGTAAAGCATATGGTATTGCTCAGTGGCACCCTGATAGACAAGCACATTTTCAAAGTTGGGCTGGTAGAAGTATCCGTGGCTCTACGTTTGAACAACAATTAGAGTTTGTGCAATTCGAATTAACAGAAGGTCGTGAGAAAAGAGCTGGTAATCGTATACGTCAAACTACAACACCACAAGATGCCGCTGCTATTACCGATCAATTCTATGAAAGATCGGATGGTACTGCACGTGCACGACGAATTAGACGAGCTATTACATTAGCTGGCAATGCAGGACAAGATGCTACACAAACAAATCAAGCATCCAATACTGGCGGTGGTTCTGAACCACCACAAACTGCAACTCAAGCACCTTCAACAAGTGGGGGAAATGGTGCTGCTTTATCACAAGCTAGTACAGGTGCACAAACCGATACACATAATCATGGATCATCGAGTGGGGGTCAAAATTCTGCAACACCTGTAGAACCATCACCATCAACTGGAGCTGATTTAGCTCAAGCAGGTACTGATATGGTAGCAGGTGATCAAAGACAAGCATTGAATCCACAAGGAATAATTAATAATAATGCACCACAATCACCAGTGCAACAATCAGAATCTTCCCAATCTAATCCAAGAGAACAAATGACATCAAATGAAATACCTCTTCGTAATAGATTAGAATCAACATTTAGTTATAGATCATAAGAGTAAAAAATATGGCAAAAAAACCAGTAGCACCAAAATTAGCAGATGTGGTCAACAGCCCTGAATATAAAGGGATGAGTGATTCTGTAAAACAACAAATTGAAAATGCTTTGTTGGAAAGTAAAGGAAAGCCACCTTTACCAAAAACTAGTAAAAAAGCTATTTCTGCTGAGGAAATTCTTGCTAATCCTGCTATGGTTAAGGCCGTTAAAGAAAAAATTGGTGAAGAAGCAGCCGAAGATTTTATAAAAAAAGCTGATGAAAAATCAAAGATTGATGATACCGATAAACCTATTGTCGTAGATAAGCAAAATAAAGTTAGAAAAACAAAACAAAAAACCAGAAAACAACAAGAGCTTGAACAACAAGAAAATACACAAAGATCACTGAAAGATTTTATCTTAGGTAAAGGCAGTAAAGCATTCAATAAAATGTTTCCACAATTGGGAGCATTGATGGGTGGTGTGTATCGTGGTGGTGATAGATCAGCAAATAATAATACAACTGCACAGACAAACACATTATCTAATGCAAGTGGCACTACTGCAATTTTATCAAGTATCATTGATAGTCAAAAAACATCGGTAGATATATTACAACAAATACTAACGGCAATTAAAGCTACACCGAGAACACCACCACCAACAACTGGACAAAATCAAACACCACCTCCGCCAGCTTCAAATCAAAATCAAACACCACCTGCATCAAATCAAAACCAAAGATCGTCTACAACACCACCGGTTACAGGCCCACGTGCTCAAATGAATCTTGGCACTGCGGCTGCTACAGTAGCAGGTGGCGTTGCTATTGCTGGGGCTGGTTATGCAGCTCAACAAGCTATTAGTGGATCAAGACAAGCCGAACCTATAAGAAATGAGTCCGGAAATTGGTCTCGTATGGGTTCGGATGGCCAAGATTTTCTAGTTAGATATTCTAGCGTTGATGGAAAATTTACTCTTAATGGAAGAGAAGTCGATAGAGAAACTTATGCTAGATTTAGACAATTAACTCTACAACGAAATCAGCAAGATCCTAGATATGCACGATATCTAGAAGAAGAACAAAAAGGTGAGAATCCATTTTTTGCAGAAAGCAATGCTGAAAACAGGGTCAACCGAGAAAGATTGCGAGAAATAAGTGAATTGCTGCAACGCGTGGAAAGACTTCCTCTAGCACCAGTGCCTGCAACTACACCAGCTATAAATGCGCCACAAGCATCACAAACATCTACAACACAACCAGCAGCTACACCTGCAGCTGCCCCTGGAACAGAATATGATATTACAACTGGTATGCCGATAGGAGCACCAGCTGCCACGCCAGTGGTTACGCCAAATGCTACGCCAGTAGCTACTCCTTCACCATCAGCGACTACAGAACAATCTTCGAATGAACTTACTGATCAGCAAAAACAATTTGTTGATTATTTTTTGAGATATAATGAACTCCAAGACAACGAAGAAGCAAGATCTATTGCTGAATATATTGTCAAACGAAGAAATATGCCAGGAAGTTTGCCTAATATTGCTTCTCGGGATCTGAGAATATTAGTTTTTAATGAACTAAGAAGAAGAGCTGACCGAATGGGCGGAATGCTCATTGACAACAAACTGGTATTACCAGGTCGACCTCTTACGGCAGCTCAAATGTCCAGTATTGAAAGAGCTGGTGTTCAACATTACCCTCAATACGTTATTGATCAATATAATAGACAAAAAAGCGGAAATGCTACGCCAGAACCAGCATCAGAAACATCAACAGCAGCAACTCAACAGCAGATACCAGAAGGTGCAACACCGGTTAAGTCAAATGATCGGGTTGTTGGTTATATGCCCGAGGGTGGTGGTCCTACAGTAACATTTACGGATGCTGACAGACAGACACTTGAAGGTGCTAGAACTCAACTTACAGGATCAGGATCAAGTGCAACAGCAGCTCAACCACAACAAGCGCAACGTGTTACGGAAGCTCGAACAACAGAAAATGTAAACATTCAAACTTTCAGAGAAAAAGATCCGGAAGGATTCCAAGAGTTTACAGATTTTGTGCGCAATAGACAAAGAGAAATAGTAAGAGAAGAAATACAAAAAATACCCGCAAATGCAGATCCTGTTTCTGCTTCAATGTATAGAACTTCAATTGAATCACAGGCCCGTAGTATTGCACAACAAGAAGGTATTGAAAGATTTAAAGATAGATTAAATACTGCAGGTGCTAGATCATCACAAACAAGTATTAATGGTAATCCGATTACAGGTCCAGACGCTACACCGGTGACTCCAGCTAATAATACTACACCAACACAACCGAGTGGTAGTATTAGAATGGGTAGGGAAATAAGTGAATCTTCAAGAATAGAAACACCCTCACCAGCGGTATCAACATCTACTACACCAACAACAAACCCTGCAGCAGATCAAACTGAAAATTTAGCAACAACATCGCAACGTCTTGATGAGACAAAAGAAAGAATAACAAAAGCAGGAACAGATGTTGTTGCAGAAACAGAACAGCGTGGTATACCTACTGCATCAATTACACAAAGAATTACTAATGCGCAATATAAAAGTGCAGAAAAAGATGATACTATTGATGCTACACCATTAAAATCTGCAAGTCAAGAAGCAGCAGAAGAAGATTTGAGAGAAAATCGTATTCTAAACTTCAAAGCTGATGAAATATTTTTCAAAGCTGATAAATTTGAATTTGAAGGCGGTGAAGAAGACGAACAAGATGCTAGTAAAACTACTAGTAATAATGCCGGTGGTGGAGGTGGTGGGGGTGCTGATGCAACTCCTGCACCAAATACTGCTTCTACCGCCAGTACCACCGCCGGTGGATCCAGCTCTTCTGCTGGCGGCGCTAATTCACCGACCGTATCAACCGGTAGTACTACTGGAGGAGGTGCTGATGCAACTGCTGCGCCTACTGATGCTTCTAGTGATACAGGTGGTGAAGGTATTAATGGCGTTACAACGGGTGGCGATACAACAACTACCGGTGATGCAGCACAAACACCTACTAATCCTACTGCAACTGCAGGGCTTAATTTTGCACCAGGTGTAGATAAACGAATAAAACCAGGTATTGCAGATAAAGTAAAAGATGTTCAATCTGGTTTTGGTAAAGGATTATCAATTACTAGTGGATATAGAGATCCCGCTAGAAATGCAAGAGTTGGCGGGGCTTCTGGTTCTAAGCATCTAACCGGTGATGCAGTTGACATTAAATTTGCTGGTAATCAAGAAGATACTATTAATTTTATTAAAGCGGCTTCTGCTAAAGGTCTTGGTGGTATCGGTGTTTATGGACCAGGGTTTGTGCACATTGATACTGGCGCAAAAAGAGTTTGGGGACCAGATTATCGCGCTGGTAGTATACCAGCTTGGGCAAAAGCAGCACTTAATGATCATATGACAGGACAAATAACTGCTACACCAGCAGGTTCTTCTCCAACATCAGGTGCAGCTGTTGCCGAAGCTTCAGCACAAAATGATATGTCAATAAGATCACCATCATCAACACCATCAGTACAACCATCCAATTCCGGATCAGCAAACCCGGTTGCGCGATCTGAAAGTTCTTCAAGCCCAATTGATCCTAATAACCCCGGGCCACTGGAGCCTTCAGATGCCGGTCTTAGATATGCTAGATTGTTTAGCATGGCGGCATAAAAAAAGGGAGGCGAAAGCCTCCCTTTTCAGTATTAACTTGCAAGTCGCTTAAAGAATTCCAAATCTTCACCATCGTCATCATCTGTATTAGTAGATGGTGTCGAGCGAGCAGATGCTTCACGTTGAGGTGCTGATTCCTTCCAGGGAAGTTCATCCTCATCATTCTGCTTCCGATTAGCAGCAGCCTGACGAGAACCAGCAGGAGTACTTTCGTCAAGATTAAGAACCTTGTTCAACTTAGCCTTAAGTTCCTCATAGGTCTTAAAGTTAGAAGGAGAAAGGAATGCCTGCAGTGAATGTTCCTGCTTCCAAATAGCCTCAATTTGATTATCATTTTCAAAGAGAGGAGCAGCAGAAGCAAATTCAGACTTATCGTAATTGCGGTAACCTTCGACATTACGAATCTTAAGCTTGAAGTTAGCACCAGCCCATGGATCAAAAGGATTCATTGGCTCTTCATCCGCAAATTGAGGATTCATAGCTTCATTAAGCTTATCATAAATCTTCTTACCAAACTTGAACAGCTTAACCTTACCGTTATTTTCAGGATTAGCTTGGTCTTGAATGATATAGATATTGCTAATAAAAGTCAACTTGCGCTTTTGGGCACGCGCCTGTTTACGTGTTGGTGAATTATCATCCTCGGAAATATTCCAAAGCTTAGAATTTAATTCACCGACCGGATCGGTCTTACCAAGAGTTGTAAGAGAGTTTTCGATATACCAAAGACCAGTTGGGCCCTTGAATCCATGTTCGAACATGCGAATGAACGGAACATCTTCTTCACTGGGTGCTGGGAGGAATCGAATAACTGCAAAACCATTACCGGCCTTGTCTACATTAGGATACCAGAAACGGTCATCACCCTTGCTGGATTCACCTTGTGTATTGAGTTTAGCAAGTTCTGCGGTAAGCTTTTCAAGTGAGTTCTTACCAGAATTGCGCTTAAGTTGTGAAAAGTCCATGTATATTCTCCGTATGTTTTGTATATTTGTATGATTGTATATTTTGTATATGAGAGTAAACCCTCATAACTATTTATAATACCACTAGACAGAGAAAAAGTCAACCAATAGTTTTTGGATTTTCTCTCTATCATACTTAATGAATGGTGTGTATTTCTTGATAAGAAGTTTAATCTCATCCCATACAACATCACCATTAAGCTCTTTATCCCAGTGCTTAAAACATCTGGAAATATCCACCAATACACACAATGTTTCTGCTGATATAGAATCACTACAGAAAAGCTTAAGCAGTACTGGGTGTTGATTATCTCTGACTATGAAATTTTCATTGAATGTTTCATCTAGTTTCTTAAGATCACCAGAAACCATATAAGTTAAAGATTGACTTCGTTTCAACCAGTCAAGATATGTTTGTTCAGCTGATTCATCATAAGCTATTTCACGAATCCAGCATTTAGGATTCTGTATAAAATTGGCAAGCATAAGATTATGTGCGTCTCTATGCTTTGCAACTTTTTCAAAAAAGAATTTATCTTTGCGCTTATTAAAAGAGTCTACACTCCCGGATACTTTACCATTATATTTAAAGTAATCATAACCGGGAGAGTTAAAATGATTCCGAAGTGCAAGATAATCTTTATACACCTCGAATGAAGTCATACAGGCAACCGTGCAGTCTTCTTAAGAATATTCAGATTCTCTGCTTCACATGTGATATTAGAAAGAATTGTAGGGTCTTTCTTAATTAGTGATGCAGCATATTCGGGTTCAAGACTATTTACATCACACCAATGAATTACCGCATCAATAAATTCCATTCCCTTTTCTTCACACAGTTGTCGAATATCAGTCGAGAAATTAACATTTTTATTAATCATTAGATAGTAACTCCGGAAAAAATTTAATTAATGCTTTAGTGAGATAATGAACAAATGCATGATAACAAAAAATCCATAGAAAAAATAGATACATGTAACCAGCAAGAAATGGATATGCCGTATTATATGCTATACCTATAAAAACAAAACTGAGTAATAGATATGCTAGACCACCAAGTTTATGACGTTCTGGAACTTCTTTTGCCATCAGTCCCAGAGTGCCTCATAATACTTAGCAAAGAGACGACGACCATTCGACATTCTTTCGCGATGTGCAGCAACCCCTACTTCATCAACCGTGAAAGTATCCTTGGGGCCTTTCTTCATCACACCATCTTCAAAAAGAACATCAGACTCACCGCTGTAATATTGCTCTTCCCAATTTGACATATGCTGTTCGAATGTCCAAATCATTTCATTGAGAACCCATTTCCAACGAGGAAGCCAATTTTCATCGGTATCACCTGAGTTCTTTTGATCTTCAGATAAAGCAGGAGCAGAAATAGCCCGAAGATCCAGAGGTACGTCCTCATCATCCACAAATGGTGCACCATGTTTGTTCTTACCAAGCTCCTTGAGCATGGGAGCAATAATCATTGCTAGTGTGTGATCCATAGACCAAACATCATAGTCATCAATATGGATATTGAGCTTGCGTTCCTTAAAGGTATCTACCCAACGACAGAACCGATAAAGAGCTGTATCAGTGCCATCCTTGTTTTTTGCCAACCAATCACCAAGTTTTTCTACTTGATCAGATTGTTTATCTTTCCAGAAAAGAATACCTTCCGCAATCTGATATGGACCAATGAAGTTTCTATAGGGCCCAAAATAGATCTTCATTCATATTCTCCTTCATATGTGCAAAAAGCACTGATCACCGTAGCACCTACATTATCCAAAACTGTCAATGCTGATATAGCATCACCAATACATTGACTAGGTGTGGTGGAAGCTAAATGAATATTCTTAACTTCTCCATTAAAAAGAAAAGTAATGAAGAGAAATGTAAAAAGCATTTTATGTCTCCGGTTTATTTGTTTTAAAATGACTATGATTATGGCAAGTTCTGCGATAACCACCATCATCTGTAGGGAAACCGCAATTTGCGTAATTATAACACTCAGGTTCGTCACAGATCAAAAGAGCAGACTTGAGTTCCTTGTTATCAAGGTTTTGTTTCTTGACAACTTCAGCAATATTTTCACGATATGAATAATCCAGTTCGTTTGTGATATTCATACCACCTGCTGAATACAAAGGTACATATGCATCAAAATCAAAACCAAGACGATCATAAATCAAATATCGAAATGATCCTGGATCTTTTCCGTGTTCATCAATCTTACTGATGACCCATGCAGCAATATCTAACTTAGTTTCATTATCGTATTTTGAGACCAATTCATCATAGTCAATTTCTTCGAACATATATCACCTTTTTAAAATTATGGGCCCTGCAGGACTCGAACCTGCAACCAAATTGTTATGAGCAATCCGCTCTGGCCATTGAGCTAAAGGCCCGAATTTTGGTGATCCCTGCTGGACTCAAACCAGCGACCCACAGATTAGAAGTCTGTTGCTCTATTCAGCTGAGCTAAGGGACCAATATAGTTATTATATCACACTTTTGAATGGTTGTCAACCATTAATTATAAGATTCTTGCAACTGAAAGACGGACCAATGAACACCTGGATTGCTTTCTGGCTTAAAAACACTGGCATAAGAGTCTTTACCACCAGCGAGACTAGGAACTGTTACAATGAAGCATCTTTCCATAGCACCCCAAGGTGTCTTAACTTTCTTATAATATCCATAAGAAGGTTCTAGACCATCCTTCTCGCCTTTCTTATTATAGCGATATCCTGGTACTTGTACTCGTTCACCATCAATAATAACATAGTCAAAGTTGGTGGTTTTATCTCGTTTTGCCATAATATTATGCCTTCAAAAGAACTGTATTTTCGTTAATACGATGTTGCAGGGTTGCTGTTTTTAACTTTTCCAAATTCTTGAGAAATGCCCTACGACCACTGCGGAAGACCATTTCAATATTTATCTCGGTATTTTTAGCGATCCGATAAGTTTTACTCTTATCCTCATCATAATTTAGAATGGTAGTACCTTTCACATCTAGACCTGATTCGGTCAGGGCAATAAACTGTGTGAGTGTCTTGTACTTTGTATTAAACGTCACCAATTCGCTAGAACCTAGGATCTTTTCAGGATTGATGGATACCACCTTAAAGTCTTTACTTTCGGCTTGGAACTTTAAATCCTTAAGTTTCTTATCAGCTGAAATTGTTTTCTTCTTACGGACGATTTGCTTCTTATTCGATGCATGGCGCTGACAGTCCGCCACGATACCCAAGTAAAATGCCGCTCTCTTCTTCAACTCGGCACTGGTATAATGGTTATACCCCTCTTTGACCTTAGTGCTGGTGAGAGACAGATTAGCCTCTTCGGCGATTGGCGCGTAAAATTCCTCAACAATCTTTGCTTGGTTCGAGGGAATCTGTTTATTCTGCAGCCATTCATACATGGATAATGTCCATCCTGACTTATCTATGGCTTCCTCAAACTCACCGATAAAGTCGGATATTTTAGTGCTCGGTTTACGAACCTTAACAGTCACTTCCTCGGAGACTGGTTCATCCGTAATTTCCAATGCTTTATTCAAAGTCGACTTGGAAAACATTTCCGTCAACCGGAACCTAAACTTTTTTACATGGGGAATTTCAAGGATACCACCACGATTTAAAATTCGAGCATACCAAGCAGCTGTAACACTAATCCAAATATCCGGTACCGTTTTCAGCATTTCAAGATTAGTATCTTCACCTTGAATTTTGAAAAAATCTTGAAGATACTGACGAGCATCTGATCTGGTACACATATAATTATACCAACCGAAGATATTGGTTATAGTCATATCGTCAAGTTCAACAATACCATAAACGACCGGCTCTTCGCCCATGAACTTCAAATCAGCAATGTATTGTGCAGTTTTACCTACACGTTCATTCTTTTTAGGTTTGGGTTTAGTCAACCGAGCCATCTTTGGTATATCCTTTTCGATTTATAAGTTATTATATCATAAACTATGAGAGTTGTCAACCACTTTTTTATCAACCCTCTTCATGGTGTTGGCGCTTTCAGGGATAATAAACGCCTCAAATTCACGACCCCTGGTAACATATCCCATTCCGTATGCCATCTTCTCAGTAGAATCACCACTCAAACTCTGAGCAATGATAGCAGCTGTGAATGAGTGATTTGCAAAACCGATCTTATAACAAGGGCCCCAAATTTCAGCGTTCAAATCATCAACATACTTACCGCCGGACTCGCCACACTCACAAGTCCTATCCATTTTTTTCTTGAGTTTAACTAGATCATGGCACTTCTCACAGAAAATAAGCTTCATCGAACCTCCTTTGATACAGTGCTATATGAAATCGTATTATCCCAACGATCAGCATTATGCTTATTCCGAAGAGCAGTAATATTTTGATCATGGGCAAGACTTTGTGCACTTATGCTAGTAAGAGCCCAGACCTCTTGTTCAATCTTATCCACAATGGTTGTCTTTCTCATAATCGTGGTTACAATGAACTTCTTGTTGTTCTTGTTCTTCTTGTGACGCTTGATATATTCTTTTATGAATCCATAGGGTCTATTTTCCCAAATGTCATCAAGATCAGTACGAGAAACTTCCATGTGGTATACCTCCAAAAGAGGGAGGGTTTCCCCTCCCTGGTTGATTTAGGCCGCTTCCGCCATTTCGATAGCGGTCTCAAGAGCACGAACCTTGAGGTTCTTGTTGGAACCATACCAGGCAGAAGTCATCCGGGTATCGGTAGAGCGACCGATGAGGTGATCGGTCATATAGGTAGTGGCATTAAACGCCTGCCACCAGGATCCTGCAGCATATTCAGCACCAGGCTGAGTCTCAAGAATACCAAGAGCGGTACGAGCATTCTTGGTGATATCCGAGCGCTTGGCATTTTCCGAGGCAGGGAACACACGCTTGAAGTACTCAACCACGTTTTCATCACTGTAGCGCTTAGAGCCGAGGAACTGAGCCATTTCCTTGTACTGGGCAAGCTTTTCGGCAGCAACACCAAGCATCAGCTTAGTCTGATCACCGTTAAACTCACGACGATGGCTGATCTTGACCATACGCTCGACCTTGGTATTGAGCGACAAAGTCAAGGTGTTGTTACACACCACACGGATCGGAGTGAACCGAACGTCAGTGCTGCAGCCATACTTATGGAAATTGGTAAAGTGCAAGTAAGAGTCGACCTTATCACCGCCGAAGAGTTCGAACGAATCTTTCACCTTGGCAAGAGCCCAGACGATCTTGCCGTCACAGAGACTACCGGCGGTATGCATTTCCATATCACCTTCGGCAATGAAGTCATTGAAGAATTCAAAGGCCTCAGAGTTCTGCACAGGATTCCAGTCCTCGGAAACCACATCAATGATCTTTTCGTCGCTAGAGCGAACCAGAGCAGACCAACCGACATTAACATTCTTGCCAGCAACCTTAGCAAAGGCAGGGACCTTATTGACTTCCCAATTCAGACCAGCTGCATCAAGCATCTGTTCCGGAGTGAGGTCGGCAGGGACCCGAGTACCCAGGCCATGCCAAGGCACATCACCGGCATATGCCATTTGAGCCTTACCGTCAACCATTTCGATATTATGCATTATATAAACCCTTTCATATGATGGGCGATATGCCCCGTTAATAAAGTTATTATAACAAACTTTGGGGGTAATGTCAACCAAAAAATTGCGGTTTTCAAAACTTTTTTGTTAACGTTTTTTAATCTTTGAGATCGTCTCTGAGTTGTTCATGAATATGTGGAACATACAACATAAGATCATATAATACTTTATTATGGTCGTAAACTTGACTTTTGATTTGATTGTCAGCAATAATTCTAATATTCCATGTCGATAGTGGAAAGATAATATCTTTAACTTTCATTTTCTTCGTCTTCAAAAAATTGTTCTCTAATGTGGAACTCACAATCAAGCATCTGACCAATATGTCTAAGTTCAAAAACTTCCATGAAGTTATGATATGCTACTTGTTTCCTAACCTCTATCTTAATAGCATGCTCAACATCATCCATTATTTCAGCTATGGTTTGACTACACATTTCTTATATTCCTTTATATTATTCACATTGTGTCATTACTGATTATAACACAACCATATGTCACTGTCAACAAAAAAATGCACAAAAAAAGAGGGTGATAACTTAATACCACCCTCTGAGTTAAACCCAATATGTTTTAAAAACTAAGTGCGGAATTCCAAGTCTCGAAGGACCTCGGGATCAACACCATAAGTCCAGGCATTTGCCTCTAGCGCAGTCTTGACAGTAGGTGGCACCGGAATAGCAAACTCACGACCAGTGCCACAAACAACACGCAGAAACTGTTCCTTACCAATATCAGGAATATTTACCTGCAGAAGAGTACCAATCTGCGGATCTTCATCCTTGTCAATAACCTTAGACTTAAGTTCCTTAAGGATATGAACCCAACCAAGAATTTCACAAGCAACTCGGCGAAGTTCCAGGTTTTCTTCCTTAAGAGCTGCCTTAGCGGTCAGTTCCTTCTTATTAGTGATCCAGAACCACTTATCACGGCTCAGGCGAACACCATGCCAGGCAAACACCATGGTACCGTCCTGATATTCAATGGCGGGACCATCCTCACAATGCAGACGATTCTGATCATCAAATCGGATATACATCGGGAACTCTTGAATAATAGCAAAGTCCTTGTCGACATAAGTCCAGCAAGCAACTTGAGCATATTCAATCAGCGGTTGGACAATCTCAAGATCCAGACCACAGACTTCCTTGAAGTAAGCATAGAAACTCAACCAAGAACTATCATGAGCGCCATAGATCATGGAGTTCATAAATTCGGTAGAAGTACCATCAGGCTTTACGGACTTATAGATCTTATAGGCATCCATAGGTCCGGTAGCATAAAAGATCTGAGCAGGGGCTTCAAGATCACGTGAAGTGTAGCACTTGGCGAGTGCTACCTTAGCTTCCGCAAAATCAAGAGCTTGAGTACGAAGGCCGATTTCCAACCAGCGGTCCCGATACACGGGAATTTGCGCCAGTTGGTCTTCATTCAAACTAGTAATCACATTATCACCTTTACATTATATAAGTGGAAAGCTTCTAAAAATGAAACCTAAGATCAAAGATCAGTCGGCAGCCTTACGGAAACCTTCGGCAGTATATTCGCGTTGACGGCGAACCTCGTAGGTACCAGGAGGCACCATGATAGCTTCGTGAGTATCGAAAGACCGAAGATGGTCAATCCGAGTGTCTTCCTTGACAAGAAGAAACATCTTGTACAAGTCAACATTCTGAGAGTTAGACTTATCGGCAGGAATTTCGAATGCCTCGACTCGAGTTGCTTCCATCACGTGATTGTGCCCAGTTTCACTGTGAGCGACAATTACCTTGCCATTCTCAGGAGCAACGGGAACAACACCCTCGGGAATATTTTGAATACGCAGGATAATGAAATCACCCTGAGCAGCCATGTTACGCATAATCTTCATAATATAGTCTCCTTGTTGGTTATAATGATATTATATATGGTTTTGGTGAAAAGTCAATCGGTATTTTTGAACAAAATGTTTTTTGCTTTAGTGAGAGCATTACCTGTGTCTGTAATATGACCTTTTGAAACAAAATGACCAACTTGATGTGCACAGTCAGTTACAGTGAATAGTGCTGTAAGAGCATCACGAAGTTCATCTCGTTCATCTAGCAAGGCCAACATATGTGTCTTTTCGACCATAATAACAGTTGGACCTTGCGTGACAAGGGCACGGAATGTTTCGGTATCTGTAATAGCCATTATTGATCCTCTATAGCTCTTGTTACATGGCGACACTTCTTATGGAATTGGAATCCAATACAAGTGCACGACCAACGTTTAGTACGACCATCCTGTCGCACGGTATAGACTTCACCAGTCTTAGATGAAGTCACATTCAAGACCTTGTCAATAGTGACCTTCGGTTGTTTTACCGTAACACCACCAATAGTCAAGATCTTGTGTCTAGGGATGTAGTTGAAGGCCTTTGTGTCACTATTCAGAATAGTAAGATCTGCAACAGAAGTCATCCACTTAGGAGTAGGTACAACAACCCCACGAAGAGTCAGTGTAGGTTGTGCCCTATGCACTGAACACGGTGCCATAGCATAACGTGCGGAAGCATTGTCCAACACGACCTCTACGACTGAACCTTCGGTGGGGAGTTGCATTTGATATTAGGCCTTTACGGTAATCCGTGCAAGAATTGCTTGCACTGCATTGTCGACAAGAGCATTTAGTTCAGTCTTGAGTGCGGTCTCAAGAGTATTTGTTACAGGAACACTACTTTGTTTCATAATAAGTCGAGTTGGCATCTCAGTAGGCATGCCATGCCATGCTTGTTGTGTACCGGTCGAACCCTTATCCCAACCATAATAATCTTTCCACTGCTTAAGCCAATGTGAATAGGTATTCACCGCTGTGGTTGTAGTCTTATGATCCGCAGTATTTGAAAGTAGACCGACCTTAATAAGAGCCTCTGGTCGTGACAGCTGTGTTTGCTTAAGAACAAACATGTACGAACTATAGTTCTTGCTCATAGACGGTGTAATATTCTTCATAATATAATGTCCTTTTTCAATTTTGACCATCATTGGTCTGGTTAACATAGTTATTATAACAAACTTTGGTGGTCGTGTCAACAAAAAAATTATTAACTTTTGTTAATTTTATGGTTACGCTTCCAACTGAGCACAACCACCGTGCTTTTCTATGGTTTTCAAGAGCATATCAACGGGAACCCATCCAAAGATACATTCCTCGTCAGGGGAGTCATCACCTAGATCTTCACGCCATTGCCGCAACTCAGGAACCGATTTACTAGGAAAGCCAAGTTCCATGGCAGTCCATGGGCCCTCGTGAGTTTTTGGTGTGCAGTAATGGTAAGAGCTTGCCTGAATGGACAACTCTAGACCATCACGACAAACCAGGGGTGGCATTACCTCGTGGCTGAGTCGACCAAGCACGGCCTTTTCTCGCATACGGGTTATATAGGCTGATAGAACATCCATAGTAAATCTCCTGTTTATAAGTGGATAATACCATATCCACCAGGTGATGTCAACGAAAAAATTATTAACTTTTTGTAATATCCTCGGCAATCTGATTTTCCAGACTTACACTAAACAATCTATCATAGATTGGCATTTGCAACCTGGCATATGTCTTAAACCGAATGTTTTTTCGAACAGATTTATGCAATTCAAGCATAGAATTATTCAACACATCACTCAAAAGTACATCAATGGTAGTCTTCATAGTTTAGATTTTCCTTGATTTGTTCGTCAAGTAGTGTATAAATGTCATCTATAAATGCTGGTTCAACATGACGAATTATATAACTTCGAATACCATCAGCAAATACACCCTGAGATTTATGCCAAATCGAATCTGATACATCATCTGCCATGATATTACGCACTGTTTCAGTCATTTTGTACATAGTTTATATCCATGGTTAACCAAATAAACATACATTGTGATATTAGTATCGGATGTAAACATACCACCGGTATAAATTTCACATCTCAGCATAACACCTTCTTCTCTTGCTTCTTGCTGTAGAATATCTCTAAGCGTTAAAACATCAGCATAAGAATATGCTATATTAAAAGTCTTATGATACCAACCACAGTCACCTAATGTTAACCAAATAGCATCAGTATTCATCATTTTCTAAATCCTCATAAACTTGATTCAATACTTGATCTTCAATTTTAGTAGCGATCACAACAAAATGATTATGCCAAATCTTATTACGAACTTCCAAGCCACTCGACATTGCCGTTTGTTTCCAGGCAGTATCTGATACATCACTATGCATCCGTTCAATCGTTCTATTACCGTACATCTCGTAAATCCTGATCCACTTGTATATACACATTATCCAATATCGGTAAATGAATACGACTACTCAGATCCATACGAATATTTAACGCTATATGCCACATGACCTCATCGGTTGCATTGTCCCAAGTTTTACCAGAGACTTCTTCTGCAACCTGGCCTCTTATTATATATCGTATATTTTCCTTAGACATTCTCTAGATCCTCATATATCTGATCTTGAAGGTTATATCGTAATTGAAGTGCAATTTGATCACTAACAGGACCTAGAGTCACACCTACAAGTACTTCCTCGGACAATGTATCAAGATACGTATCGAGTGAATGATGCATTGATTCTATCATCAACATAGTAACTTCAGACATCATCTAGATCCTCTGCAAATTGATCCAATAGAGGTTCTCTGACATCAATTGTAATTTGATAACCCAACTCATTCCGTGCGTCTATTACGTAATGGACACCTTTCCCACGTGCTTCTTTCCACACTATATCACCGGCCATGTCTGATGCAGAACGGACTTTTTCACCAATTGTCATGTTATACATAACATATCTCCTATAGACTTATTATAACAAAAAACCCGGTACTTGTCAACAATTAAGTTAACAAAACCGGGTTTCTTGATATGATACATCATATCTCTATAACATATCTCACAAATATGTTAACGATCTAGGGCTTTTTGTACTTCTAGTGTATAAACCCACGCTTTCATAGCATCATCCCATTCATATACAGAATTCCACCAATCCAACAGCTCTTCGCGCGTAAAATAGTACTTAGGTTCCATCCACGCTATACCTAGATCAATATGCGCAGTACGACATTCCTCATACAAATCCCTATGAAAGAATGAAGCTACATCATTAGAAGATCGAGTTGCAGTTACCATGACTTTTTGTCTCCGTGTTCCTCGTTCCAATCGTATCCAGCCATGTATTCAGCAATTTCCTCTTCGGTCACACCAAGAACACAGTCTCCGTTGTAAGTACCATTCGGATACCAATGAGGATACCGTTCTCGACCATAATAACTGTCAGCACTACCTCGATCATAGAGGCTACCATGACGATTACGTTCGAATGCCATGGCTTTCAATGCTACAACGGTTTCTTCGGGTACTTGCTCAGGTACTTCCTCTTGTTTAGGTCGGTTATATTGTGGTTGACCTCGTGTAATGGTATCCTTTGCCAAATGGACAACATTATCCAATGCAACATTCGAGCCAGGATTCACTTTAGCAATAGTATGCAATGCATCGTCATAGAGTTCAATCAAACGAATAGCATCCTGAATAGTGACAATTTCACTATCCCTGGCGCGAGCATATAATTCTTCAAGTCGTTCAATGATGTTCATATCAATGTCTCCTGAAAGGCCCTATGCCTTTCCTTCCTTATATGGTTATTATACCAAAAAACCAGGTCAATGTCAACCATTAAATTATTACAAAATGTTAATGTACCATTAACTAATGTTAAGGATTCTGCCAAGGCGGCGGTCGTTTAGGACCACGAGCCTGATCACCAACAGCCTCAATCTTCTTCATACGTTCTTCATAGGCAACCCAATAACCCTCTTCCCACTTCAAGAACTCACACAGATGTGTATCATAGTTATAGGGATTGTCAAACAAATGACGACCACGCTTATAGTCATCATAACCACTCCAGTATGAATCAGTCTGCATCACATATATCCTCCACTACTTGCGACTTGATTACAGGCGTGTCAATATACCTATTGGATGTGCCAGTTTGAAACAATACATGTATGATATCTTTACTATTACACTGTCTTATAACGTAATTATAAGCTTTACTAGTATCATTGATTTTTGTGCTAATCACTGAGCTTTACCAATAGGCTTCCTAGCGCACAAGGGATTCATACATGTCTGTTCACTAGTAGGCGGACAAATACAACCCATGACGTTGCTAATACCGCGTAGGGCCGGATCTGGGAGAGGTTGGATCATAGAGCGTCGTTTTTGAATACCAGGGCAATCTTGATCAGAGCACGTCTGACCAGGGCGAAGAGTACATTTCGGGCATGGCCAATCGCTCATGGCTTCATCTCCAAAGCTTCGCGGGCAATCCGAATACAACCCTTAAGAGCAAAAGCAATTTCATCCAGCGCCTCCTGCAGCCGCGCATTCTCGGCACGCAATCGCTTGATTTCATCACAAGATTCGGCCGGGGTTGCAGAATGCCAGCCACCATCAGTCGCACGTACCCAGAATATCCCACCGTAAGTGTCTCCTCGATCAGTCATCACTTATCTCCAATGCATTCAAACTGTCTAGAATAACTCGAGCCTTGTCATATACACAACAATCACGCCTAGGCATCTCCATGTTTGCACTATTATCACATCCACTACAGACGGTATGGATAGGAACCAACTCCTGGGCCAATAATACAACCCGTCGCCAATCCTTATTCTCTGGACCGGGCCAAATATATTGAATGTCTTTTGTGGAAAGCATTGTCACTTCTCCGATTCTTCCTGCAACTTCTTCTCGTGTTCCAACCAAAATTGCTTATTCTCTTCCTTGGTGCACCACATTAGATTAGACGGATGGTGGTTATGAGTATCATGATCAATATGATGGGCCTCGTACAACTTATCACACAAATTCCGCACAGACTCAGGTGTTACTTCCCAATCAGCATCCGAAATACAATTGGGCTTATAGGGCTTATTATGCCATGTCTGACAAACAAGATTATGGATTTCGATCGACTTCGACTTACCTCTAACCCATAGCCCTGTCATCGGGTAATCCAAGTTATAATTCACGGAAAGTCGTGTAAGTCCACCGCGTTTGGTACTCCACGGCATACCATCGCTGCAGATATAATATCCCGATTGCACCTTACCATTAATAATGGCAGGCCTGAGTACACGACCATGGATCATGATCGGCATAACAAGAGTACCATTCGCATCAAATACGGGATTCAGATCTTCAAGCTTGACGGTCATAATTAAATGCCCTCCTCTGCATCAACTAGTTCCGGATAGAGGCGATCCATCAAACCGCTATTTACCATGTCTCGCAGACGTTCAGCCACTAGACTGACGATAGCACCCTCACGGGCAGAAGACTGAGCCAAGACACGAAGCATGCGATCCTGTTCCTTGGGGGTCATCATATCCAGGACTGTGTTTTCAAAATCGGTCATAATCAAATACCCTCCTCTTCATCATCCGTAGCGACATGAAAAACATCCATAAGGCCGGACTCTTCCATGTCACGATAATCGGCCAAAGCCTTGGCAGTAGCAGCGGTAAATGCAGCCAGCAGCGCCTCGGCGGTTGCAAGATCGGTCATATTTGTTTCCTTGATCATAGGTGGATTATACCAAAAACCAGGCTGGATGTCAACGATTAAATTATTACAAACAGTTAATCTAGCGAGGCACAACCTCACATTGGAGCTTTGAACCTGGAGGCAATGCCATAGGCCCAAAGATGGTCGCACACGTAATCCCTGCAGTGACGATAGCCACGAACAGCAGGAATGTAACACTAGACGGCAACCGAATGGCCGACAAGTCAACATGTCCAGAGAATGCCATCAATTGGATCCTTTCCAAAAAGGTTTGTTGCGACAGAGCTGAGACACCTCATCAAGACTATAACCAGGAATGGCCAGGCATGCCAAGAATACACACGCTTCTTGAGCTACCTCATTAGCTATGTGACCGTAATCCCTGGCCAACTTAGCCATACACAATTCGTATGCAGCAAGGACACTTGATGATGGTAGTCGTAAGGCCTTAGCTACACTCATTGTAATCCTGCATAGCGACTAATCATTACGATTTCGGTGTGTGTCAGATCCTTCTCAAACAGGGCAGACCGATGCTCGAGACGATTGGCCAGAGCCGAGATAAAATTGGATTCCCGGTCATTGGTTGACGCCATAGCGGCGGCATGAAGGCGATCGATGATGGTGGATACGTTCATGTTTGTTTCCTTGATCATAGGTGGATTATACCAAAAACCCGGGCCGTTGTCAACGTTTAAATTATTACAAAATCGTTAGGCAGCCCACTTGGCCCACTTACCGATGCTGGCCGGCTGCGCCTTAGTTGCACACGTGACGCCTGCAATCTTAGGAATGCAATTGTCACAGTAGTAGTCATTCAGGCGCTCGCAGTACGTCACGGCCGCCGCGTAATCGGCGAACTCACCGGTCATATGAAATTTACGTTCACCGGAAGGCAGATCCTCGATGAGGATAGCGATAGCGTTCTGGTAGGTCATGTGTGTCATTCCCCTGTTCATATATGGATCATACCAAAAACCATAGCCCGTGTCAACGCCTAATTTATTACAAAATCGTTAGGTGAATTTCCTCAGGCTCACGTCGAGCGTATCATCGTCCCGCGTGTTGCACCGCAGACTCACGCCTTCCGCGTCAGCCTCGGCATTCAGCTGGGCTCGGATAGCAGGCAGTTTCCAATACACCGCACGGACCACAGTCCGACCAGTGGTGGCCAACGAAGCCCAGATAGAATCGGAATTAATTACGATATAGGTCATTTTGCAATCTCCTGTCTATGAGTGGATTATACCATCACCAGAGGCCAATGTCAACCAGAGATTTATTACAAATTGTTAATCTGCCACGCCCAGGTCAAGGGCCATACAGGAGACATACCCGGTGGTGAGCTCACCGAGCCGATGCCGCTGCACGGCAAAGTACTGGAATTCCTGCACGACTTGACCCCAGCACACGGAGGTCACATAGGATCGAGCCATCACCCGAGCCTCAGCCAAGTCGCGAGCCACACCCACCACCGAGCGGTCGTAGGAGTCACCAAAGTCAACAACCAAAAGTTCCATCGTCATATCCCTTTCCTTATATGGTCATTATACCATGGCCAGAGGCCTATGTCAACAGGGAAATTATTACAAAGTGTTAACCTTGGTCCTCCACCGTCGCCTTGATATACGCCTCGCGATCGTAGGACAGACCCTCACGGAAGCAGTAGTAGCCATAGTCGCCACCCACGTCAGCAGCCTCCACATGCCGACGTATGGCATCACCGACCGAAATTTTCTGCGCTATAGCGAGGTCAAACATCCGATCGATCCAGGAGCTCCAGGCACGGTCATGTCCCTCGAGCTCACGCTCTTGTTCGCGGTCAAGCTCGATGCACATGGATTCCCACAGGCCCTGCTTGTCGTCCGGGCTCAGGCCCTTCCAAAGCTGCATGAACCTGGCGCCGGGCCGAGTGCCATAGGCATCCTTGTGAAGATCGGAAACGGTCTGGTCGTCATAGGTGTAGGTCATGTTATGCATCCCTTTGTCTATGAGTGGATTATACCATCACCAGCGGGCAATGTCAACAGGGAAATTATTACAAAGCGTTAACCTAGCTTGGCCAGGATCTGGTCCAGCTTGGCCTCGAGCCTTCGAAGGGTGACCATCACATCATCCTCCGCAGGCGCCGCTGCATTCTGTCGACTGAGACCGGTCATATATGAATTCAGATCATCATCATTGGGTGCTGCATCATGCTGCGCCGCATAATTGCCTTTATACCATGCATTCTTTAGTGTCAAATCACTACCTGTACTTAAATAGGGACATTTTGCATCCATTTTATATGCAAGATACCCTCGGTTATAAGCGACATCAAGCATTGCCTGTGTAGCCATGATTAGCAATCCTCCTCGTGCAGGGCCATCTCATACTCACGATCATACTGCTCATCGGATTCGTACTTCTCATCATCCCAACCATCACGCCAATCACGGTACTCCGCAGTGTAGTACCGGTGGGGGTTACCCGTAGTCGGCAATCCATAATGGTAGGCCTTGCGGCCGGCAAAGTAAGCTGAGGTCATGTCTGTCTCCTGTTTACAAGTGGATTATATCAGGCTCGAGAGTGGATGTCAACCTTTAAATTATTACATTTTGGTAACCTAAGGTTACAGGATCTTCTCCAAGATCGATCGTATTTCGAACATCATGACGCGAATAGCTTCCTTCTTGACTTCTTTTGGATCATGTAACTGGCACATACTATGATATAGTTCACCGGTGATGCTCGGTGCACCGATCTCTTTTCCATCCACAATGACAGGAACTCTGAGCTCACTAAACTCCTGCATATCGGTCATCCTTTCAGGTGTACTTTCGGAGGTAGACATCGAGGCGACCATCGCTCAACGAATTGATCCGGAGTGACACACCCTCGAGATTAGCCTCGGAGTTCAATTGATTCCGGATCCAGCGCCGAGCAACCTCAACTGCCACAATCCATTCATCGGCGGCTTCGGTCACCCTATCATATGAGATCCTAGCGTGGCCGAAAACCTCTAGAGCGGACCAGGTGTCATTGGTGTTCATGATGATGTATCCTTTTGTTTACAGTTGGATTATATCAAGCTTAGGCACGGCTGTCAACCACTAAGTTATTACAAAGCGTTAACCTTCCTCAGTCTCACCGTCCACGTCCTGGCCTTCGGCCTCGACGAAATGCTCATTGTACTGCTCGAGAGTCTCCTGGAAGGATCGGATCAGCTCATGCATCTGATCGAATGCACGCTGTTCCTGATAGCTAGACATCTCCCGAGGCTCACCTTCATCAATAGCGTCACCGAGCATGCCAATCAATTGGCGAATAGCGGCCGCAGTGTTCTCGAAGGCGCAATAAGACATGTTGGGATAGTTGCTCATCTGTTTGTCTCCTTTCCTTATATGATGATTAATCTTCGTCAGAATCAAATGTTTCGGCGACGATATCGGCAAAGATATTCTTCATATCCTCACGGGTCACACCCTCCATTTTATAACGACCGAGCAGATCGTCGAGGTCGAGAGCAAATTCAAAATCGGCGGAGTTTGTCATGTCTGTCATTCCCTTGTTCATATATGGATTATACCACAGATCGGTACCGATGTCAACCACAGATTTGTTAACTTTTGTTAATCCGGGAAAGAAAATAGGACAGACTCTATGACCTATTATATGTCAATGGTTATGACCTAATATATGTCAATGGTTATGACCTAATTCGTAAGATCCACAGAACCACTCTCCATATATGTCACAATACGTTACCAATTAATTAGTTGCGATTTGGAAGGGCATGTCCTTCCTTAGAAGGATAAATCCTTCCTTTAGTATAGGATTTACAATAGATCTTCTTCAAATTGCATAAAGACTTGAATATGGACTTGATCTCTAATACTAGTCATACTAGGTCATCTTTAAGTTGATTATAGACTTGATTAGAGACTTGACTATTGACTTGACCCAAGACTTGGTGCCGGATTTGACTCCAGACTTGATTATGGACTTGACTATTGACTTGACTATGGACATGATTATAGACTTGTTGAATATGGACTTGATCTCTAATAGTAGTCATTACACTAGATCTTCTTCAAGTTGCATATAGACTTGACCAGAGACTTGGATATAGACTTGATTACAGACTTGATTACAGACTTGATTCCGGATTTGACTCCAGACTTTATTATTCTCGACATGATTATAGACTTGATTAAAGACTCGATCGCAGACTTGCCTATAGACTTGATCTCTAATATCAGTCATGATAGGTCATCTTTAAGTTGATTCTCGACTTGATTATGGACTTGACTATTGACTTGATTATAGACTTGACCCAAGACTTGGTGCCGGATTTGACTCCAGACTTTATTATTCTCGACATGATTATAGACTTGACTATGGACTTGACCCAAGACTTGAATATAAACTTGATCTTTAATACTAGTCATGATAGATCATCTTTAAGTTGTTCTTTTATTAAAACAAGTACTATACTATAAAGATTACCACTAACAAGATCACTGACTTGATTTTGTTCCTTGTAATAGAATTGATCTCTGACTCTATCCCCAGCCTGGAATATAGGTTTATTTCTAATTATACTATGAAGAGAATTAACAGTCATTTTTTGCACTTATACTTTATATCATACCTCAGTTGCTCTTTTACAAGTTCGACAGTGTTACCAGTATGGGGATTGGTTTTATAAAGATTAGATGCATTATGATCATATAGATCTATTTGTTGAAGAACATTCCAAACTATAGGATCATATATTTTGCTCTTGGTACTATTCATTACTTTTCAGACTAGCAGGAAGATGATATACACGACGAGTCTCGTCCGTGTTTTCAAATCGCTTGTGAGGTGAGTCTGGATAAAAATCCCCATTCTCGTCTATATTAATACCAGGCAATTGATCGGTCGGCACCTCCGGAGTAGTCAAGTACCGGAATCCACAATAGTTATCAGTAGAATGGAGGATATGTTCTATTGCTCCCATATAACCC